AGGCGTTTTTGGATAAATATGATACAAAAGATGATTTACCATTTTAATCATAACAATAAAGAAAGGAACATTATGGATACAAATTTATACTCGGTCTGTGAACTAACAACCGAGCAGAAAAAGGCTTTCAATAAGCTAAAGAAAGCATATAAAGAATGTGAGAAGGCAGGCATTTACTTTGTTAATTGCTACGGTGATTTGATGGCTTTTGATAAGAAACTTGTGGCTGGATATGGGGATGATTCTATGCCACCGGACGGTGAATATACAGTCAAACTGTATAATGGCTGCCCAGCTGATTATATGCGAATTGCCAACGAATGGGCGGACGATACTCACGTATTAGGTTTGACTAAAAAGGGGATGAAGTTGTATTTGTCGAATGAAGAATAATTCAATACCAATACAGATATGAATAAAGAAGAAGCAATACAGGCTATGCAAGCAGGGTTGAAAGTTACCCATCGACATTTTACCCCAGATGAGTGGATGACAATGCGAATGGGGATGATGGTGCTTGAAGATGGAGTAGTTTGTACTCCACAAGAATTTTGGCAATGGAGAACCGACTCTGTGTGGGACAATGGATATAAATTGTTTGGTGAATAACGACTTCGTGATGAACAAAGATCAAGTATGCAGCGAGTGTAAGCTATTTACCAATGAAGATTCATTCGGTGATGGCTGGTGTGAATTTCATCAAAAGGAAACATTCTGTGAAAACGAAGTCTGTGATGATGGAATAGAGATAAGCGGGGATTCTTCCCTAGATAAGGACGACAATGATAACCCTTTAAAATGATACGGCCAAAGCATTACAATTATCACAGCCGGTCCCGACCCGCCAAGCGAGAAAGGACTACATTAACCACTTCCGTCAGGAGAAACCATTGGAGGGAATCTACTTCATAGGATTCATTCGGGAAGTACTTGAAAGGCGATCTAGGCGCAAGTCTGGATCGCTATTCTTTTTGTGAACTTCCATGACAATTTTTGTATTTTTTGCCACTACCACATGGGCAAGGCTCATTACGACCTATGAATCTTATAGCTTGTTCTAAATTTGCAACTGGAGGGATATTTACTTGTTGAGGTTCGTTTTTCGGCTTTCCAATGATACGTGATACTGACTCGACTAACTCGGCAAATTTTTGCTCGTAATCTGGGTAAGCATCAATCCAATGAAACTGATTTAAGATGACGCGATTTCCGCCAGTCAAGCGTGTATCATCAATGCGAAATGGGATTATATACTTTTGTTCGGTAAATGCAGCATTAAGCTCGCCTTTAACCCATAGCGATGTGGATGATGATTCTGAAAATATGATTATGAATACTTTGCAATTAATTATTGCTGCATCAATTATATCCGAATATTCTGATCCAGAAGGAATATCGCGAGGAGCAATCCAACATCTTATTTTGTGTTGTTCCAATGTATGACAAATAGCCTGTGCAGCCTTACTGTTTTGAGATGAATAACTTATAAATACATCATGGTTCATAATCGTGTGTTATTGTTTTGCCGTAAATATATGAAAAAGTACACATATTAACTCGATTTTAAAATAAAAAAATGAATTTAAACCAACTCCGTGAGAAGATGCACGGGAAAAGGTAATAACCCTCAATACTAAACAAAAAGGAAAATGCTGTCAAGGCATTGCAAGAAGTATTTGAAATTTGGGTGCGAGGCGGTGGTACATGACTTCGGGGGAATTCTCCACGTCTTATAGCTTCGGAACATTCCCAATTGATCGAATATCAGAGAATAAGGTCAGGGTGATGAACTCGAACTCTTTAGGTGATTCGGATTGGCGTATTAAAAAGGTAAATCATTGTCTTCTAAAATATATTTATTATATGAAGGGTACTTCTCATTGAAATCTTCTAGTATAATCCTATTTGCTCCAGTACTAAGACGTTTTCTATGCCGATCATCTACCTCTGAATGGCAACGAACACAAAGACATTCGAGGTTAGTCTCTCGATTATCTATTTTGTTTCCATTTTTATGGTGGGTATGCATATAATGTTGATCAAGAAGGTTAGTTATTTGCAAACCGCATCGTTCACATGTAAATTGATGTAAAGAACGATACGCATGACTTATTTGTTCCCAATTCTTGGTATAGCCAAAGATGTCAACATCAACATCTCCATTTTCATCAGGGAAAATTCCTTCTGTTTGTTTGAGGAACTCTACAAAATCAGTGGAATTATGAATTTTATTAGTTAATTCTCCAGCAAGTATATTGGCACAATAGTTGCATAGTTGTAATCCGGAAACTTCTACTTCATGGCGAACTGCTCTATCTCTTGCAAAGACTTTAATAGGTTCATTATTTGCAAAACGATAAGCGTCTTTGCCATAGAGTTGAAGTGCCTCGCAATTTCTTATATGAAATTTTGGCATTGATTCTCCATAATCATGAAAATAGAAATTACGCTTATACATGAAACCTTGATGTTCTATCTTGTTGTCATCAATGTAAAAGATGCCGTTTTCTTCAAACTTTATTTTTGTTCCAATATCTTCAGGAAGAACTTCAATTGTTCCTACTGGGGTCCATGGTGATGCTTCTCCAATCTCGATCCCCATAGTCCTAAGCTGGGATTTTAGACGATCAAACTGGTAAAAAGGCTCGTCAGTATTCATATATGTCAGTTTTTATTCTTATTCACGAAGTTTTCAAGTATATCATCGCCACTTGTAACTATTCGGAACTCTACACGCCTAGATTTTTCTTTATCAATCTCCTTACCTGTAGTAATAGTGTAATTACCATTACTATCAAGTGATTTGCCATAAGAAAGTCCGTTAGCTGTGAACCAAAATTCAAGTAAGCGTTGTTGCTCTTGAGTGTATCTTTCGAAAACTTCCATTTTTCGGAAATACTTTAATACACTAAGTGAACGTTTTTGGGATAAAATAACATTGGCAATATAAGAATCCATATCATAACTAGGCATCGGTACATTATCTGTATGGCCTTCAATTCGAATTTCTCTAATATTGCTTCGTAAGCTATCATTGAGTAAGATGTTGAAATACCTGGGCAGAAAGTTATTGAGGATTTGACAGAAACGAGGTGTCAAATCTGCTGACCCTGAAGCAAAAAGAACAGTTGGCTCTTTGAATTTCATGGAAAGATCTTTGCCAATAGCCATTTGCCATTGTAAAGTATCACCAGCGAATTCTTTAACAAGTTTGTTGTGAAGTTTGTTTTTTGTTTCAATATAATCTGTAAGCACAGTTTGATTCTGTTTTACTCGGCTGATGTAGGCTATTGCTATGAACAGAAATATAACCATGAGACCTGTCATTAGGTCAGAAACTGACATCCAAACATTAGACTTAGCCATAATTATCTACGATTATTGACGTGTTCAACCATTTTAGTAATACAGTTGTCTAGTTCAGCAAGTGTGGCACCTAACCGATTATAAAATTGGCGATCAAGTGAAGTTAATTGTGTGTTGAGAGTTTGAGATCCTTTTGTGATTATGCTGACTCCTTCTTCCATTTTTTCTTTTGTACCTTTCCAAAACTGTTCGCCATAATCACGGATTTTATTGAGTTCGTCGAGTTTTTCAATAAGAAGTTGAACGCCATCTACAAAATTACGTTGTTTTCGAACCCAATCATTTAAAACTTTCGTAGACTCGTCAAATTGCTCCATATTGTTTTTTGAGAGAGTCGCTGTTTCTTGAAGTTTATTTGAAACGTCAATAAATTTTTGGTCTTCAATAATAACCTGATTAAGAGAGTCAATAAGTTGTTTGAGCTTGCCACCTTCACTGACGAGAGCTTTTGTGTCATCACTAACTTTTGTAAGTGTAGTAGAAGTACTTTCAAAATTGTTCGCCATTTCTTTATATTGTTTAGTAAGAGAGGATATCATGTTTTTATTTTCTTGTTGCCAAGTATTGAGTTTCTCTACACTTTGGTTTAGTTGGTCGAAATTTTCTTGAATGAGTTTATTAATGAGCGCATTCATCTGTTTCTGAAATTCTTCTGTAACAGTTTTCATTACTTCTACAAGGGCTTCAGTATTGCTCTTTTTCAATAGTTCAGAAAACTCATTGAATTTAGCAACTAAAAGATGATTTGTGGCATCCATTTTATCCTCAATTTCAACTACTTCTGAATGAAGTTTTCCTCCAAATGTTTTAACTTCTTCAGATATTTCCTCTTGGGCGCTACTCATGCCTGAAAGAACGTCAAGCATTTCGTTAATATTATGATTAATGTTTGATAATTCTTTCGTTTGTAGTTGGATATTTGTGAGTGCAGCAGTTTGAGAGGTGGAGTTTTCTTCTACTGTGCCCAGAGATAGAGTAGCACTTTCGGCTTTATTTCTAAGGTCGTTGAGAGCTACTTCTTGGCTTCGAGCTAAAATAACCATTGAGTTTATTGCATTTTCTGTATTTCTGTAAGATGTTTGAAGGGAGGTGAGGATATCACCTACAGTACGATAGAATGCAGTCTGGTCTTTAGCTTGGTTTTCAGCTTGTTCTCTTAAAGCATTAAGAGTGTTCATGTTACTTTGGCTCATCTGTTGGACTGCCTGACATATTTGTGATGCTGCATGATTGGCGTCTGAAATACCACCATCTGTTTTATCAAAATATGAGTTGGTTACTCTTGACAAAAGCAAAGAACCTACCATACCAGCAATTGATGTAAAAAAGGCCGTTTTTAATCCATCTAATAGTTCAGGAATACTTGTGTCAAGATCATCAGAATTGAAATAAATAAGTCCTGTTGTGATACCATAGAATGTACCTAGTACTCCTAATGTAGAAATAATTGAAGGGATATTTTCGACCCAACGACGGTTTGATACTAGCTTACCCTTACTTTTTAATCTTCTGATATACACATAAAATATGAATGTACCGAGAATGATTCCGCCAACCCATATAATTGTTGACATACTAAGCGAAAAAATCATGATATCGTGTTTTTTATATTATGTTGTACTCTAATTTTTTAATATTTTCCTAGTTAAGAAATCTATTAACGGTTGCAAAGGTAATGAATTTGTTTTAATGAAACGATTTATTTTTCTATTTACCGAAAAGAAACAAATGTTTAACTGTTGTTTTTGCTGACATAATACATAAATAGATAGATTTCTTTTTATTATACTATATATTTATAATAAAATATATGTTTTTCAATAGACTATAATGTACTATTACGCTGATATCGATTTTTTTGTATATATTTGGAACGATTAGAAGGAAATACTGCTTATTACTTTATAAAGTAAAATGTCTTAATAATATTGTTAAAAAAAATGTGTTATGGGTCAAATTTATTCGTATGTGCTAAGATATGATGATGGAGTGGCGCCTAACCCTTATGGTGGTGTCTGTACTTTGGCAATATGCAAGCCTGTCATTAGAAAAAAAGCTCAAGTGGGTGATTGGGTTATTGGAACTGGATCATTTGAATTAGGTTTAGGTGATACTTTGGTTTATGCAATGAAAATAACGGAAGTTTTATCTTTTAAAGAGTATGATATTCTATGCAGATCTAAGTTGCATATTAAAATTCCCCAAATAAATTCTGATGATATAATTGAACGTAGAGGAGATTGTATCTATGATTATTCTAAGGGAGATTCTCCTATACAAAGGGCCGGAGCCCATAATATGTGTGATAGTGAGCGGGATTTAAGTGGAATAAATGTTTTATTATCAACACATTTTTATTATTTTGGTGATTCTGCCATATTTTTGCCGACTAAATTTTTGAATTTTCGGAAAAAGGGGCGTGGGCATAGAATTATAAAAGATCAAAATCTAGTGGATGAATTTGAGGAATGGATCAATAGCTATGAGCTTAATAGACTTTTTGGAGAACCACAGAAAAAGGTACACTCATGTGGTAGTTGTTCGCATAATACAGAAATTAAATTAGAATAAACCTTTTGGATAAAACTAACTATAATTATAATAGTATCTTATAAAAGGCAAGATACTAGCTATTTAAATTTCTAATGTGAGGATTTTGATGTTGCATTCCTGTATACATTCTTTCTCCCACAATATATTAATTCTTTGTTCTGGGCTATGATGTAGCAGGAATTTGATATGCCGAATAATTCTTATCAAGGATTATTCGGTTTTTTATGCTTTAATTTAAATAATAGATATATGGATAATAATATTGACCAAAATTTGTATGCTGAATCTATGAAAAAGGCATTACGAGTAGATTTTCTTACTAATAGTGAAGAACTAAGATTGTATGCAACATCTATCTATAACGCTTCAATATGGAGTAGGGGAGTAGATAAGAGAAATAAAGCCATTCTTAAAAGGAATAGGTTTTTAAAATAGAAAGGGGAGAACCAGCGAGCACGACCAAGCATTAGATTGTAAATTTAAAAGCGTAAATTATGAATGAAAATTTGTTTTATAAGAATAGAAAAGATGCATTACTAGAGGGGGAAGTTTGGATGCCTATCACTGGCTATTACAAGTGTTACTATGTTTCAAATATGGGCAGATTAAAATCCGTGAAGAAAAACAAAGAGGTTTGTATTTTAGCTCAAAAAGAGAGGATGTATCTTAAAATTGCGTTATCAATAAATGGGACTAAAAGATTTTATCAGGTACATAGGTTAGTTGCCATCGCATTTGTTCAAAACACAGAAAATAAACCCTATGTAAATCATATAGATGGCAATAAGTACAATAATATTGCTTCTAACTTAGAGTGGTGTACGCTTAAAGAAAACTCACAACATTCATTTCATATACTTGGAAATATTCCTCCGCTAGGTTTTAAATATTTGTTTAATCAATTTGGAGTGAATAATCAAAGAGCGAGAGCTGTTGTACAAATGAAAGATGGGAAGATTATAGCAGAATATTCATGCATAAACGAGGCTACTCAAAAAACGGGAATAATTCATTCAGGCATTTCAAGATGTTGTAATGGCAAGCAAAGAATATCAAAAGGTTTTGAATGGAGATATAAATAGAAAAGAGGATAGTATTAATGCCGCACGACCAACATCTAATAATTATCCTCCCCAAATCTTACACGATTATGATGCAAATATACTATTTACTTTTTAAATAATCGTGCTATGGAACTTGATTTTAATAAAATTATTCGTCTTAAAAAGATTCGTATCGAGAAATCTGAATTATCAGAGGAAGAAAACGCTTTGACTTCACCGATTTTGAAGGATAAAAGCCTTATCGGAGAAGTCTATAAGATATTCGTTGAGTTATTAAATGAGAGGGGATGCCCTCCTAACATTGATAGTGTGACACAACGAAAGAAATTCATCTTTATTATCCTGTACCTGTTTTCTCCAAGCTCACTTGCTGGTGGAAAGATGACTGCCGGATTACGCGAGGAAATGTCAAGGGTGCTTGGCATTCAGTCTAAGAGCACGATTTCCGACAACTGCGCGGATGTCGTGTTTCTCTATCAAAACTATGGGGATTTCAGCGGAGATATAGAGTATCTTTACACCGAGATAATAAATCGTTTAAAATTCAAAGGGCTAATCAATTAGAAAGCTGGAGTTTAGTGCTCCGGCTTTCTCTTTATCTTATAAACTATTGATGAAATCTTCTGCAAATTCACGCTCTAATTGCGTATATTCCATGTACTCTCTAACTGCTTGTTCTACATATCCTTTATCTTTTAGAACTTTCCATTTATGTAAATGTTGCTTAAAATCATTGTTGTTTTCGTCTATAATAGGAAGTTCTTTTTCTGGTGCTTTTTTATATGAATCTTTGATCGGATTTATCGTTTTGCTTCCGATAGTGATATTCTCCTTTGCTTCTGGTTTATTTTCTCTAGGCATTATGAGTTTAGTAATTTCGGAAAGTTTGTTTATACTTGATATAAGTTCTTTGCTTCTGTCTGTATATGCATTCTTTAGCTCTTTTACATCATTTGTCATTCCCCACAATTTGAAGAATAGAATAATTTGTAAAATACCGAAAATAATAAAAATGATTGAAATAAAATTCAAAATGCCTTCCATGATTGTGTGTTTTAAATGTTAATATTCTCACAAAAGAACATACAAATATTTACATAATCAAAATTTATTGGGCTTTTCTTTAATTTCTACTATATTTTCTTTCTATTTAGATAGAGTGAAGGTTTTATGTTGGAGAAGTAGATCAAGAGCCGGATTCTTCCGGCTCTTGATTATGATGAAAAAACAAGGCAATTCGATGTGGAATTATTCAATTTTACCATGCTATTTAGTTGTTAATTTTAACCAATCGAAATCTTCAAAATCATCTTCATTTTTTTCAAAAACCCTTCTTGCAATAAATATTCCCTTTATCTTTTTATTTGGAAATTTTTCGTTGAGTATTTCTTTAGCAGCTATATAGTGGGTTCCTGTTGTTAATACGTCATCAAATAGTATAATTGTATCTTTGACATTGTCGCTAATTTTATTATCAACTTCATAATTCGATTTTATCTGTTGAATTGTGGGTCTTGATTCTGTTAGATGTGATGCTTCTGCGCTATTTCTTTGTATAATTAATTCTTTGATGTCTATGGTATCCCCAAAGGCGGTTTTTAATATTTTGACTAACCTATCATCGTAAAGTGGATCATTTTTGCATTTAGAAGGTGGTATAGGAACTAGTGTTATTTCATCTGTAAACACTGATTGAATATCTATATCTTTTAAATATTTTGCACATTTTTCAATCGCGGCATCTTTGTACTTATACGAAAGGGTTCCTTTTTTATCTACTGTTTTTTTTAGGTTCATTATTGTGCTATTATCAATACTATAATCGAATGATTTATGTGATGTATAACTTAATATAAAATAGCACTCATCCTCATCGCTTAAAAAACTATGATCAGGTAACGAAATCTCGTCTATTTTTTGCAGTTTTTTCATAATATTCCAAGATGTTTTCTTAAATCTTCGTATTCTCTTACTCTGATTGCGCCTAATTTTTCAAATTTTTCGGGCCAAGTAATGGATTTATTCTCAAAACAATTTTGAAGAATAAATAGTTTTCTTCCTTGGGCTAACGCTGCTTTTGCTTGTATTAATGTTCCAGAAGTTTCACTTGCTTCAATAATGACAGTGGCTTCGGATAATGCAGACATTGTTTTATTTCTTTCAGGGAAGAAACCTCTATTCCATCTATAATCTTGCAGAGAATATTTTATAAACGGAACTTGGCTTACTAAAAGGTGATTTTTGGCAATAAACAATTGCAGTTCTTTGTTTTTTTTGGGATAAAACTCATTTAATGGAGTTCCTATTACTGCAACAGTTTTTCCCTTGTTTTCTATTGCTGTTAAATGTGCTACGGTATCAATACCTTCAGCTAGTCCTGAGAAAATTGTAATATTATCTTCTACTAGTAGTCGTACTAATTTCACAGCTCTTCTAATTCCTAAATCTGAAGGATGGCGTGAACCAACAATTGCGACTCCTCTTGTATTAAGATATTCAATATCTCCACAATAATATAAGACCTCAATAGGTTCAACAGCATCTCTTAGTTTTTGAGGGTAATCGTATGTGCTATTTATTATAATATTAGGTTTTATATTACTGTTTTTTATTAGTTGCTGCTTAAGTAACTCGGAGTAATACTTGATTTGATTTTCATCGATATAATTTGATGGTAGTGAATTGGGCACTTTAGCAAATAATTCAGCTATTTTTTTAAAACTAGCTTTATCGGTATTCCACAAAGCTTCGTAAGCTGCCATTTCTCGAAATGGAGATACAATGGATGATGTGATATTAAACTCTAGTTCCATGATTTTATTATTTCTCTATTTTGTTATTACAAATAACACACAATTCTTTGTGAAAATGAAATTATTTGAGAGATAAGTGTTTTTTTTGATATAAAAAAATAGATGTAACACATTTTAAGACTATTTGAAATACACTCTTATTCCTCCATCTTAAACTTCTTCCCACAGTTAGGACAGGTGATAGTGTTCTTGTTTTCTTCCGACTTTTCTTCGTTTAATAAGTCCGAAACAGATATTTCCAATGTCTTTGCTATTTTCTCCAGTGTTTCAATGGTAGGGTTTCCGTTGATATTCCTTGTTAGTGTATCACGCGTGATTCCTAATACATCCGCCACTTGTTGCATTGTAAGCCCTTTAGCTTTAATCACTTCCTTTACTTTTAGCTCCATAATTTATAATTTTTATAATCGTGTATGCAAATGTAGCTTTTTCCTTAGAAAAACGGTATTGTAGTGTCGTTAATGAAATATAAAACGGTAATATAATATCGTTTTTGTTTGCAAATACGACATTATGTTGTAATTTTGTAGTGTGATAAACGACATCAAAGTACAACAAAGTAGTATAAACTATAAAAACAATACAATTATGAAACGCTACAATTTATCCCAAATCATGAAAGACGCTCATAGATTCTACAATAGTAAATCAAGAATGGGTAGAACCTTTGGTGAATGCTTGAAACTCGCCTGGCGTTGGGAAAAAGACGCTGCTAAGGCTCGTGAAGAAAGAGAAGCAAGAAAGCAAGCAGCTATCGAAGCAGGTTGGGCGGCTCGTAATGAGAGACAGAATCAAGCACAGCCGAGTAACCTTACTTGGTCTGACTGCTATAACTCAAACAGTAGAGGTTACATGGGGTCTCAGTATTGTGGCGATTAAATAAAATAGCGGCAATATTTGATGGATTACCGCTATATAGCCTATTTTATTTAATCTTCGTTCTCGTTTCCTCCAGTTAATAACCCCTTAATCTTAAGGTCTTCCAGTAGGTTCCTGTTAGGTTGATTATTTGTTTGAAGAACTATTTGTTTGGGTAAGGTCTTTAGACCTATAAGTTTATCTGTTCGCGTTTTAATATAATGCATATATTCCTGTGCTTCTTCTTCGGAAATAATCCCTTGATCAACTTTATTTTGAATTTCAGTTCTAATAGAAAGGGAATCCAATAGAGATTTGTTCTTTCGGTCTTGTCTATTAAAGCTGAAACTTGTGATATAATCCCACACCTCCTTAAATAAATCAAATATAGCTTTTGCTATTTCTGTTTTAGTCTTAACTCCAACATTGGTATCACTTCCACTATCTAAAAGAATTATATCTGTTTTATACTCTTCTTCTTTATCAAATAAAATTTCACCAACTTTTTTTACTAATTCTTGTAATGCAGTAAATATTTTGATATAGTCCTCTGAATTTAAACCGTCCCGTTCAATAACTATCTGAAACATAAGAACCCCCTCATCCATTGAAGCTTCATAACCTTTATTAATCAGATCAGAGAGTAATAGTGGTTCAGATGAAGACAACATCATTAACAATGATTTATGAAAACAGAATAAGTCAAGACATACCGGATGTTTCAATATGTCAATAATAGTTCCAGTTCTCAATTTTATCGACAACTGAGCAAGATTATTATCTGAATAAATATTATCTGCTAATATTTTATCAAGAATATCCTTATTTTCTTTTTGGCTTTGAAGTATTATATAGTTTCCTTTTGAAAGAAATAAAATTGGGATTAATTTTCCAAACTCAAAATTGCTATATAAACCATTATTCTGTGGTATCATTGCTTCATTGAAAAACTTCACGATATCATTAGAGTGAAGCTGATTTACAATCACTTTCAAATGTTGTATATAATCATATTTTTGCATCGTATCTTATTTTTATTGGTTTACAATTTTCCAGCTAAATTCCTCACATCCTCCGCAGACTTCACTTCGTGTACAGTATCGCCTACCTTCACGAAGCCTACTATATTTCCAGTATTCGACTTTTCAAATAGCTCAGTTACCGGAACATCTAAAGCATCGGCTATCTTTTCCAATGTACCAATCGTGGGATTCCCATTAATGGCTTTTGATAGACCAACACGCGATAAGCCTATTTTATCGGCAAGTTCCGTTTGATTGATTCCTGCTTCTTTGCAGAGCTCTAAAATTCTAAACTTCATATATGTATATCTTTAGTTTACTCTCATTATTTACTGCAAAATTACTCAAAGTTTTCATATTAGCTATAAAAGATAACTAAAACTATTCTTTTTATTATTTATTAACTATATTCTTTTTGCTACCTGAATACTTATAGTTTACTTTGCAATATCAAAATGATAACTAAAAGTATAACACATAATATTAAAGAGTATGAGCACAACATTTAAAAGCCAAATGAGCGAGTTAATGAAACAGAGTTGGCAACTTGTAAAGGTGTACGGTTTTTCTATGGCAGAAGCCATGAAACAAAGTTGGTTGCTTCTTAAATTGAAGAAAGCATTGAGTAAAGGTATCGTGAAATTCTTCTATCAGAAGTTAAGCGGTGAAATCCGAACTGCATGGGGTACGCTTGCAAGTGAAAAGATACCTGCAACTGCTGGTACTGATAGCAGAAAGAAAAATGATTCAGTCATGGTATACTTCGACCAAGAGAAAAATGAATTTAGATGCTTCAAGAAAGCGAACTTTTTGAGCATTGCTTAGTAATAACAAAATAGGTAGGTGCTCGTAACACCTACCTACATAAAATCAATAAAGCGTATGAACACATCAATTATTAATTTCGACTACAAAGGTAATCAAATTTCGTTCATGAATGGTAAAGATGTTATGGTAAATGCTACACAGCTTGCTAAACCGTACAATAAACGCCCTGCTGAATATTTGAGATTGCCTGATACACTAAAATTAATGAATGCCATTACAAGAAAGTATGGTATTGTTGAAAATCAGTTAGTTACAACTAGTAAAGGTGGAAATGTTAGCGATATGGGAAAATCCCACATCGTTGAGAACCAACAAGGTACATGGATTCACAGATTAATAGCAATAGATTATTGCCAATGGCTTGATATTGATTTAAAGTTGTGGTGTACTGAGAAACTCGATGAACTTGCTCGGTACGGGTTTACTGCTACGCAGCCAACTTTAGAGCAAATGCTTGACGATCCTGATCTTGTCATAAGTCTTGCTACGCAACTAAAGCAAGAACGTAATGCAAAAGCGATGTTACAGGCAGAGAACCAACTAAAAGATGAACAATTGTGCCTACAAAGCCAACAATTGAAGCTAGCCGCCCCCAAGATTCAATACGTAGATAACGTCTTGCGATCCGTGAACACCTACACCGCCACACAGCTAGCCAAAGAACTAGGCTTCACTTCTGGCGAAGCTCTCAACAAGAAGCTAAAAGAAATGAGAGTACAGTACAAACAATCCGGTCAATGGCTACTATACACCGATTACAGTGGTAAAGGCTATACAAAGACCAAGACAGAGAGTTTCACCCGTAATGATGGCAGTATAGGCACGAATACATATACTGTCTGGACTGAGGTAGGTAGAGCCTTTCTTCATTCTCTATTCAAAGACGCATGATAGAGGTTATACTACTATTCATCAGCCTGTACACCGGTTACAGGCTGTTCAGAAAGAACGGTGAGAGATTTTTCTATTAAGGTACAAAACACATAAAATATAACGATTATGAAAACGAATTTAGACGAAGCCTCTTTATTCTCAGTCGCCTTTCAGATGAAGGGCGACAGCATGGATAATAACTCACGGTGGTGCTTTTCCGATGGCGATTACCTCAGATGTGATGAAGTGGAGATACACGATATAGAGGTCGAACGTGACTATGTGATAAAGTCTGGTGATTCATACCTGGTTAGGCGGGTAACATCGACTGATGGCGAGTATATTGCAGTTAGTCCACTGAATCCGGCTTATGAAGGGTGTGTAATATCTGTGAGCGATATTCAACAGGTGTTCATAGTGAAATCATATCAGAGACAAATAACAAGGGATATAGATTAATTTACGATTATCTCAGAAAGGCAGTCTTGCACGACTTTAGGGACTGCCTTTTATTTACTTCACGACAATGGATTGATTGTCGTGTATAACAATTGAAGATATTTCGTTATCTTTGGTTGTGGTAGTACCTTTGGGGTATTATCGCGGGTTAGAGAAAAAGACATCTCGCTACTTTGACTTGGTAGAGATAGGTGGGGCGTTACCACCACCCGCAACTGATTAAATTAGAAATGAGAATGAATAAAAATGAAATATTGGCTATTGAAAAAGGTTACTATGTAGATGATTCCGGTTGCGCATACTCTCCAAAGGGAAAGCGTGTTGGCACATTAGGAAATCGTCCGTATTATTATATAGGCATAAAGGTGAATAAAACCAAGGTTATTAAGGTCTATGTTCACCGATTGCAAGCATATCAAAAATATGGTAATGATATTTACAAACATGATATCGAAGTAAGACATTTGAATGGTAATTCTTTGGATAACTCAAAAAACAATATAGCCATTGGTACGGCATCAGACAATGCAATAGACAAGAGTCCTGATACGAGGCGCAGGGTTAGTATGATAGCTTCTAGAGCTACTTCGGATAAGATAAAAAGAATTAGTGATGAAGTAGTATTAGAGATTCGTGAAGACAGGGCGAATGGTATGTCATACATTGATCTAATGACAAAATATAATATTAGCAGTAAAGGTACTTTGAGTTATATTGTAAACAGAAGAATAATAGCAATGTAGAATATAACGCTTGGTTCTATTTATTATAATAACTACGATTATTAACTTTTAAAATTGACACGATTATGAACATTCTAACGCTTAGTATTAAGCAAAAATATTTCGATGAGATTCTAGCAGGTACAAAAACGCACGAATACCGTGAAATCAGACCTACCAACGCAAAGAAGTATATCACTTACCTATGTGGCGGTAAAGAGTATAAAGCTGATGAAGAACTACCTGAAGAGGGCGAAATAGAACTGAAGCCTATCAAGTACGATGCTATTAAACTTCTTACAGGCGAATACAAAGGCAAACGTCCGTATATCATCATTGAAGTTAAGAACGCAGAGGCATCAATCCTCACAGACGAAAATGGTGACGATATTATTTATGAGTATCAGGGCGAAGAATATTTAGCTGCCCAAATGGACTATACTTTAGGAAAGGTGTTAGAGAAACATATAGATTGATTGTTTAATTTAAAAATTATTGCTGAGTCGCAAGAAGAGTAAACAGAGTAGCCGGACCGCGCAGAAACATGAATGGCGCAGGGGCTGGCGGTAGATTAGTAGCCAATCGTAGGGGGACGGCAAGTGCCACCCAGTTAGGTTCACGTAGACAGCGTTACAGTGACCTCCGTGTTTCATTTGGATTATCAGGTGGTTAGCTATGAATAAGGTAGAGCAAGCGAACCGATATATAGACCTCATTCGATTTTACTCGAATGAGGCTATAAATTCATAAAAAGGTATTGGTATGGAAGAAATATGGAAACCAGCATTTGGATTGGTTGATATGTATGAAGTTAGTTCATTAGGGCGTGTCCGTTCACTTGATAGATTTATCTATGAAAAAAGCGGAAAGAAAAAATGGATTAAAGGTAAGACTCTTAGTCCTTCTACGGATGCAGGTGGGTATAAATTCTTTCATGCTACTATTGATGGTAAGAAAACTTACTTCAAAGTTCATCGCTTAGTATATCAGTCGTTTATTGGTATTATCCCTATTGGCATGGAAATAGACCATGTGGATAGAGATAAAGCTAATAACTTTTTGCCTAATCTAAGAGTTGTGACAAGAAGGGATAACTGCAATAATAGAAATTCTACGAAAGAGTGCATAGGGGTTAGATTCTGTAAGAAAAACTATATCATAGGAATTTTCTATAATGATCGACAGTATTATTTAGGTACTGAAGCGAGCGAAGAGCAAGCGCAGTCTGTGTACCATGAAGCTAAAAAGGCAATAGAAAATGGCACTTTTGAATCTTTCTATGAAACAAGAAAATTTCGGAAAATTAAGGATTTACCAAAACACATATTTTATCGGCAAAGAAATAATACATACGCCGCAAGTGTGAAGGGGAAATATATTGCAGAATCTAAGGATTTGGAATATGTAAAGTCTAAACTTCAAGAATTTTTGTGTTCAAATGAATAAGGTATTGGAGACATATAAGCATATTGAGGTTGTTGCAGAACACTCTAAATCCTGCATATTATTTTTATCACTCGGTAAAGACTCGCTTGTTCTGCTTGATTTAATCTATCCAAAGTTTGATCGTATCGTATGTGTCTTTATGTACTTTGTTAAGGACTTGGAGCACATTAACCGGTGGATTGGCTGGACAAAAGCCAAATATCCAAAGATTGAGTTCGTGCAAGCACCTCACTGGAATCTCACTTACATTCTTCGTGGCGGGTTGTATTGTGTCCCTAATCCAAAAGTAAAGTTGCTGAAACTTGCGGATATAGTACAAGCTATGCAGTTAAAGTATGGTGCTTATTACACATTCTTGGGAATGAAGAAAGCGGATGGCATGAATAGACGTTTGATGCTGAAAGGATATGAATCCAATGGGTACGAGAATAACGGCATGGTTTATCCTTTGGCTGATTGGAATCAAAGGGATATTCTAGCTTACATGAGGCAACATAATTTACCCGAACCTGTCCGATATTCATTGAAAGCCAGTTCGGGAGTTGGCTTCAATCTTGACTGTATGCTTTGGATGGAGAAGAATTACCCACAGGACTTACAGAGAATTTACAAAGTGTTCCCAATGGCTGAAAGAGTGCTTTGGGAATATCATAACAAACAAAATTAATAGGAGGATTGCCGAGTTAGAAAGAAAACCATGTCTCAATTAAAAGCGCAGGCACAGCGTGTTTATAGTAATATAAATTGGAACAAAAGTGGAGCTTATGTTCGTGCTAATAAGATAAATAGAGCATTTCAAAATTCAGCTAAGGCACGTGGCTTTGGTTTAAGCAATGGCTAACATGGAACTATCAAAGTACATAAAGAGCGAATCGGTAGAACTTAATCGTTCTGCCATTCACTTTGCTGACTATAATCCAAGGAAACTATCCGATGAATCACGCAAGACATTGAAACGTGGTATTAAGAAATTCGGTTTGGTCGGTGGAATTGTAGTCAACAAACGTACAGGTCTTACCGTAGTCAGCGGACATCAGCGTTTATCGGTCATGGATGAATTGCAGAAGTTCCCCGATAACGACTACAAAATCCGTGTCGATGTCATAAACGTGGATGAAAAGCAGGAGAAGGAATTAAATATTCTGATGAATAACCCGAACGCGCAAGGTACATGGGATTTCGATGCACTTGCACAAATTGTTCCTGATATTGACTGGAAAGACGCTGGTCTGACTGATGCTGACTTAAATATGATTGGCGTTGACTACCTATTGCAGACAGAAGAGGAAAACTCTATTGCAGATGCTCTGTCTGATATGATGTTGCCTGTTACCGAACTGAAAGAAGCAGATAAAGCCGCTAAGCAATTAGAACGTGCCGAGAAGGTTGCCCACATGAAAGAAGTCAAGCAGCAGGTAAAGGAGAATGCACAGAAGCAAGCCGAGAATATGGATGCCTATGTAATGCTCTCTTTCGATACCTACGAGGCTAAAGCCGCATTCTGTAAACGGTTCGGTTATGAGCCGGATATGAAGTTTATCAAGGGAGAAGTCTTTGATGAGCAAATTGAAAGAATAGATTAGTAACTTAAAATTAGGAGAATTGCCGAGTCAGAAGAAGAAAGACGGTGAAACAACTCGAAAATCAATACGAAAGATTGAGAAACAGTGAGCACATGCTTGGAAGAAATGCTTTAAGGAATGAGTTAAGAGTACGAAACGCTTTTATCAATACAAGAAGCAGGATGGAAAAAACAACCGCGAGCAGAGGTTTAAGTAACGGATAAGATTATGAGTAATAGTGAATCTCAAAAAACAAAAGGTCGTGGAGGAAGAAAGCCTAAGTTTGATTATACAGACAAGGACTTTCTTTCTCTCATAGAATCGTATGCAAAAAAGGGGTTCACAGACAAGGAAATCGCTTTTGCTGTAGGATTGGCTCCACAGACATTTTGCGAGAAGAAAAGTCAGTACTCTGAATTAAGTGAAGTATTAACGCGCGGGCGGGCTACCATAACTGCAACAGTCCGGGCAAAGTTCCTAGCTATGGCTTTAGGTGGTGTCAAGACAAAAAGCACCACTATCAGAAAGATTAAGGACAGGGACGGGAATCTAACAGGTGAAGAAGAAGTTCAAGTTGTAGAAGGTGAGCTGGCTCCCAGTTTACAGGCGCAGTCTGTTTGGTTGTATCATTATGATGAAGATTGGAGAAAGGTTGAACGCAAGCAGGATGAAGATGCCGATGTTCCTACGGATATAGAGCATGGCATTAGCATTGACTCCTGGATTAAAGACAAACTGAAATGATAATACCCCAAGAAATTTATCACCCATTATATACCGATACGGAGAAGTTCATTATCCTTATCACCGGTGGCCGTGGTTCCGGTAAGTCTTTTAATGCTTCTACCTTCATAGAACGGTTAACTTTTGAAATGAAGGAAGTTGAGAAGATTGTGCATCAGGTTCTTTATACCCGCTATACGATGGTTTCTGCCGGTATGTCTATCATTCCCGAAATGATGGAAAAGATAGAGCTTGACGGAACGACCAAGTATTTCAAGACCACCAAGACAGATATAGTAAACAAAATGACTAAGAGCCGTATCATGTTCCGGGGTATTAAAACATCTTCGGGTAATCAGACGGCAAAGCTGAAATCCATTCAGGGTATCACTACTTTCGTCTGTGATGAAGCGGAAGAGTGGACGAATGAAGAAGAATTCGACAAGATAATGCTCTCCATCCGCAAGAAAGGGATTCAGAACCGGATTATTATTATCATGAATCCTTGCGACTCCAATCACTTCATCTATAAAAAGTACATTGAGAATACTCATAAACTGGTAGAGATTGATGGTGTGCAGGTACAAGTCTCCACTCATCCGAACGTGCTTCATATTCATACTACTTACCTTGATAACCTGGAAAACCTTTCTCCAGAGTTTCTGAAAGAAGTTGAAGATATGAAGGTGAGCAATCCTGAAAAGTATGCTCATGTGGTTATCGGACGCTGGGCTGATGTAGCGGAAGGTGCCGTATTCAAGAAGTGGGGTATTGTTGATGAATTTCCTCCTTATGCTAAAAAAGTGGCTCTTGGACTTGACTTTGGTTTTACACATGACCCATCAGCTTGTGTTAAGTGTGGAATTGTCAATAATGATTTGTATATTGATGAAGTATTCTATAAAACAGGAATGCTTGTGTCTGACCTGATAAGGGAATTGAAAAAAGAGAATCTTCATGTTTATGCTGATAGTGCCGACCCCAGATTGATACAAGAAATAGCTAATGGAGGAGTTATAATATATCCAGTACAGAAAGGAGCTGGTTCAATAGTTGCAGGCATAGAACGGATAAAAGACTTTGATAATGTCTTTCTAACCAAACGTTCTTATAACTTGCAACAGGAAAAACGCAATTACATATGGGCGAAAGATAAAGACGGGAACTTTATCAACGAACCTGAAGATCACGATAACCATGGAGAAGATGCTACCCGCTATTATGTTAATGGGCATATCTTCGGGCAAATAATAAAACCCAAAAGCGTCAGTAAATCAGATTTAGGAATCTACTAAAATAATGATATGAATAACTACCTACAACAAATAATGACTTACTTCCGCAATCTGGCTTTGAATTCGGCAGGTGTAGAGCGGAACTTATATCAACTGATCCAGGATGGAGATATTGAAACGGCTATTGATATGATGCAGAGCCGGGATGATGAAGTGGATTCTGCTATCAAGGAGTATAATCCTCAAACACATGAGGTAATGTCCAGACCTAACAAATATCGAAAAAAATCCGATGATTATATTACTGAAAAACTCCCGCGATCCCGGCAAAGATACATCAACGAAGTAGAATTGTTCTTCTTGCTTGGAAATCCCATCAGATGGAAGAAAGAAAACGGCTCTGACGAAGCGTTCGCCTTGTTTATGGACTTCATTAAGAGTACTCGTTTCAATTCCACTATAAGACAGGCGAAAAGGCTGGCTGGTGCTGAAACGGAATCAGCCAAGATCTACCATCTGTATAGAGATGATAAGACAGGAGAACGGCAGGTAAGAAGTATGGTGCTGGCCCGTTCCAATGGCTATAAACTCCGTCCTTTGTTTGACCAGTATGGGAACATGACTGCCTTCGCTTATGGGTACAAACTAAAAGAAAACGGTAAAACTGTTCAGCACTGGGATATTCAGACACCAGATATGCTTTTCTTTTGTCGGAAAGGAAATATTGGGTATGAGGTAGAATCTTATCCGAACCCTACAGGAAAGATTAATGTACTGTATTATAGTCAACCCAAAGCATGGGATGGAGCGGAACCAAGATTAAAGCGTGAAGAGATTTTGGATTCAAAGGTAGGAGATACCAACAATTACTTTGCCGATCCTATAGCGGTTGCATCCGCCGATGTTATTGATATGATGTCGGATCCTAATAAACCAGGTAAGCTGATTCAGTGCCAAGGGGCTAATTCAAAGTTCGAATATGTCAATCCTCCGCAATCATCTGAAACCAGAGAGGCAGAGAAGCAAGATTTGAATGATTCCATCCTGTTTGATACCTTCACTCCTGATTTCTCTTTCGATAAGATTAAAGGCATGGGCACTCTCTCCGGGGATGCAATCAAGAATGCCATGATCTTGGGATATATTAAGAGGGATAACCGGAAAGAAATGTATGAAGAACTTATAGATAGAGAAAAGAATCTAATTATAAGTATCTTGAAGTATCTCCATTTGGATAAAACTGCAGGATTGGACAAGCTGGAAATCTCCTTTGAATTCTCTGAACCGTTTACTGAAGATAAGCAAAGAACATGGAATGCTATCGGTAAATTATATACTGATGGAATAGCATCACTTGAACAGGTTGTTCAGATGCTGGCGCTGACTGACGCTCCAGAAGAAGAAGTTGAAAGAATAAGGAGTGAAAAAGGAAATGAGAAAGGAGATATCTTAAAAAATGATCTTATTTTGAATGCGTAGTCTAAAAAAATAGGAGGTATAAATTTCGTATATGAAAAGATAGAGCATAAAGTGGTAACTCTATTTCGAATTACTACTATTTTTTATAGCAAAAATTATAAATATCAGAATATAATTTTGGATTATAGAATTATGTTCGTATCTTTGTCATATAATAATTGAGTAACCAATGAGAATCTTTACAGAACAAGCGTTAAAAGAATATGCAGAGGAGCACCCTGATTCAAAGGTAGCTTTACAAGAATGGGCTACTATCGTTAAAAGAAGTGAGTGGACTTGTTATGCTGATGTCAAGAAAACATTTAATAGTGTAGATAATGTAGGTAACCAGCACTATGTGTTCAATATTAAAGGCAATAACTATCGTTTGGTAGTAGTCATTAAGTTTACTGTTAAGTTTGTGTATGTTCGCTTTATTGGTACTCATAAAGAATATGATAAAATAGATTGCGCTAATATTTAGGATTATGACAAAAATAGAAAATCAAGCCCAGTATGAATGGGCAGTAAAAAGAGTAGAGGAGCTTCTTCCATTAGTGAAAGACGATACTCCTTTGGACGATCCGAATACTATAGAATTGGAGCTTCTTTCTAATTTAGTTGCTGATTATTCAGAAGAACATTTCGCTTTGGGAGAACCAACGCTTGTAGATGTTCTTAAACTTCGTATGTACGAAATGGGACTGAATCAAAAATCACTAGCACAGTTGGTTGGTGTTAGTCCTTCCCGTCTTAGTGATTATATTTCCGGTAAATGTGAACCGACTTTGAAGGTTGCACGTGAGATCAGCCGGAAGTTGAATATAGATGCTAACATTGTATTGGGGGTATGATTAATATTAATGAATTAAGGATAAATAGTTTGGTATTGAAAGAAAATCCTAATATCAAGCAAAATGAAATATGCAAGATCTTTTGCATAAATGGTGAGGATAACTGTGTCAGTTTGGAACGGTTAGGGAAAGTCGTTGATAGCGTTGGGAAAGTAACAAAAATTTCTATCACCCCCCAAGAAAGGTATATTTTCCCTGTTAACCCTGTTGATATTCATTGTATAGAAAGCTTTCTTCTTACGGAAGAATTGCTTTTAAAGTGCGGATTCGTTTATAATGCAGATGATTGTTTTGATAAACAAAATATAAGACTTAGAATACTTGGTAACTCAATTAGCGTGGGTTGGGGATGTGAAGTGGGTTCTGGAAAAGAATGGCATGACACTAACATGGAAATAAAATTCCTTCATCAACTTCAAAACCTCTATTTTGCTATGACCAGCAAAGAGTTAGATGTAAATCTATAAAGAATATCGGAGCAGAGTTACAATCTGCGACTTTATAAATTCAGAGCTTTTAAATTCAAAGTAAAGCCGTGTTCTTTGATTGGTTCACGGCTTTTATCCTTTTAAACCTTTAAGTTCTTGAAACATTTTAGATATATGGGGGTATAAATGATTGAAAATATAAATATCAGCCTTTTGGTCATTCATATCATGTTTTATAAGAAATCCTTCTATCTTTTGTCTAACTTCAGAAAGAGGAATATCTTTTCTTTTTTCTCTTTCACCGAAATTCTCTTTTATATAGTTATAAGAATCTTGAAAAATATGACAACTCGAATCTCGTTTGTAATGTATCCATATTACTTCTTCTTCAGTTAAAAGATTAAGAATATTGTCTAAATGTTTTTTTAGTTCGAAATACATGGATAATTTTTCGCAATATTCACGAGATACAATTTTTTCTATATATTTTAGGCCTTCTTTGGGATTTATTAGTTCAGACAGTGTTATATAGTAAATATTGAAATAAAATCTATTGTATTCTTTTTTAAGTTCTTCATTCACCCCATATAATTTAATTAACCACTGCTTGAAAAGCTCTTGTTGGGCGAAAACTTGGTGTGAATATGTTATTGTTTTTTCTAAATCATCCATATGTTATTTATTTAAAGTCCTCAAAAATACAATTTTAAATTTATTTTTTCACAATCTTTCCTTGGTGAATTCTATACTACCCAATTATTTCCCTTTCCTTTCTTTCCTATCTACTTTTATACCGTATTTACGACAATGGATTTATTGTCGTGAATGGGAAGCTTAAATATTTACCAATCATTTGTATTGGTAGTATTTTTACTCTCACAAATTGATAACTAAAATTCATACTGTATGAAAGAAAAGATTTTCCAAAAGCTAAAACAAGAATTCTCCCATCTTGGGTTAGGCGATGTTATCCTACAGGCACATGCTGACAGTCTTTCGGCTATCGGTCTTGTTACTGACGAAAACATCAACACTGTTATTTCTGCACAAAAGGGATTCCTTGAGAACCTTCAGAAGACGAGTGACAAGCGTGTCACTGATGCTGTTTCCAAAGCTAAAGCTGATGCTAAAAAAGAGCTTGAGACGGAAGAAGCAAGGAAGAAGGCCGAGGAAGAAACTAAAAAGCTGGAAGAACAGGCTAAACGGGAGAAAGAAAAGGATATGCCGGAATGGTACAAGGCAGAGAAAGCAGCCACTGAAAAAACAATCCAAGAGTTACTTAATACGAATAAGACTCTTCTGGAGGGTTTGGACAGTATCAAGAAAGAGAATGATACTTTTAAGGCTGAAAAGACAGTTGCTGAACGGAGCAATCTGATCGTATCCAAAGCCAAAGAATTGGGCATACCACAGTGGCGAATTGAAGAAGGCTTCTCTATTGCATCCGATGCAAATGAGGAAGCAATCACTTCTCACCTTACTACGGTAGCGAACAATGTTAAGGCGCAATTACTACCAGGCAATAAAACATCATTCCCTCTGTCAGATAATAAGCCAGATAAGGGAGAAGTAGATGCAATTGCCAGATCATTAGTCGGTTAATAAAAAAACAACAGGATGACAAAAGCTAATTTAAACAATGAAAGAGAGCAGATAATCTTCGGTGATGATTCAATCGTCATTCAGAAGTACATTTCCGGCATTAAAGGTGGCCGGACGCTCGATGTTACCGGTTTTTCGGAAAAGGTAATTAAAGCCGGTCATATTATTATCCGAAAGGATAGTGATGGGACGTATAAACCTATGCCCGTGACAAACGATGCTTATACAGCATTACCGGAGGGGCATAGTTATGCAGGAGTACTGTACCGTAGTATTCGTACGGCAAAACCGTTTGCGTCAATTATGACGTGGGGAGAAGTAAACGATGTGGCAAAACCCTATGATATGGCTTCCATTCTGGATGCATTCAAGGCGGCTTGCCCTCATATTGATTTCATTAAAGACGAGGAGGCGTAGTAAATGGAAAAATCACTTTATTTAGAGTATGTTCAAAGGTTCTTTCCTCAATTGGTAATTTCCATCATTGAAAGATTGAACGAAAAGAGAGCTAACCAGCTTCCTTACATGTATAAGACGTTGCTTATACCTGATTTTTCAGCCGATGGACGTTGGTCCAGTATTCTGGCCGAGTATAACCGTGTAGCAGCCGATGTCGTTTCTTTGGATTCAGAACTTCCGTTGAAGACTCGTGACTCTATCGAAACTGCTTCCGGGGAGATTCCAAAGGTTGGTATGAAGCTTTATCTGACTGAAAAGCAGATGAAGGATATTGATGCAATGGTTGCACAGAATCTTCCTCTCAACCAGATTGTGAATAAGATTTTCAATGATCTTCCACGCTGCCTTGAAGGTGTATGGGAGCGTATTGAAGATATGTTCCTCTCTGAACTGTCAACCGGTATTGGTTTGAGCGAGCGCAACAATGGAACTGGTGTCCGCCTTGATGTTGGTTATTATACAGCCAACAAATTTGGTGTGTCTGTTTTGTGGAGTGATCCGGATACGTCAACACCTCTTGACGATATGCAAAAGGTATTCGATAAGGCCCTGGAAGATCAGAATACAGTCACTGACATCTGGTTGGATGATGCCGCTTTGAAAGGGCTCTATCAAAGTAAACAAGTCCGTGGTCAGTATGCTTTTGATAACAAGGTTACCGCGCAGGAAGGCGTTGGTGTCCCGACACTGGATTTCGACAAAGCAGCTCAAGTTGTAAAAACCAAATGGGATGTAACCCTTCATCGTGTTGCCCGTAAAATCAAGACGGAAATCAATGGTGTTAAGAAGTCTCACTCTCCTTGGCAACAGGGTATGGTGGTATTCACTTGCGATGAAAAGCTTGGTTCTTTGGTATGGACTAATACTGCCGAAACAACTCGCCGTGTTGCTGGTGTTGAATATCAGGTGGCAAATGAATTCATTCTGCTGTCTAAGTACTCAAAGAATGATCCATTAAGGGAATTCACTTCTTCTCAGGCTATGGTTGTTCCTATCATCAATAATGTTGATAGAATCTATACGTTGGACTCTAAAACTGTACAGGCATGAAAGTAAAAGTAATAACTGTTTTTCGTGATACGTTTACTCACCAGCTCTATAATCTGGGTGAAGTTATCGAGATCGAAAATGAAGTACGTGTGCAGGATTTGGAGGAACGCAAACTTGTAGAGTGTATTGAAAAAAAGAAGGAGATAACAATCTCTCTTTTTGATAAAGAGTTTGAGAAAAAGGTATTGGTTGATATTTTGAAGTCTCTCGGTGAGAAAGCATCAATGAACATGAAGGAGGAAACTCTTATTGCAAATATTACTGCTTTGGATGAAGAGAAGACGGCCGAGCTTAAAGAAGCCCTTGATATTATGTAAAAGGCTAGGGTAGTGTTTCTACCCTTCCACTGTTTAATTTTATAAATAAGTAAAGAAATGAAGATTTTTATTTTTGCCATGTGCGGCTTTTTGATGATGTCTTTGGTTTCGTTGGGTGTACAGGCATCAAGTATTAGCGAGTCTATTCTGTCCAAATCAGATGTTATGGTAGTTGATGTTGGTCTTCCTATGATTCAGAATGATACTGTAATCGTCTCTATGGATTATTGGGTGTTAACAGTACCTCGGCTCGCAATTATGATTGCGGAAAGTCCGGCTATACAAAGTAAGACGGTTGTTGTCCCTAAATGTCCGTTCCGGTATATCTATAAATCGAAATATTGTACACATTATAGTAATGCGGTATACAGTAGATTGATTATACCATACTAAGATGACTGTACTTGAATACATAAAGCAGAGGTTCTCTTATATCGGTGAAATATCCGATGCGGGAGCTTCTGATTTCGCTGTTGATTTTGGAATAAAGACAGAAGCAGAAATGACAGATGAAATGAAGAAAACGATCTCGGTCTTAATCGATGGATTTATTGAGAAAAATATTCTTCATCCTACATCAATGAGTGAAGGTGGGGTTTCCATATCTTATGGGGCTGATGCTATCAAAAATTATGGTCTTTTGATGCTTAAGAAATATGGAATAACCTTGAATGATGAAATTTCTACTTTGGTAGGCTTTAGTGTGATTAAAGATGTATCTAATCTTTGGTAATTATGATTCCACAGTTCAGACCTCATATATTACAGTATCAAGTAACCATCGGAGAGTATGAGGATGAAATAGGTGATTATCATCCTGGTGATTCTCACTTTGAGGGTGATATTCCTTGTCGATTCGAACCGAATGGTAAAGCCAATACTATTGCTTTCGAAGATGGTAAAACATACGTGTATCAGTATGTGGTTTATCTGAACCAGAATTGTAGGGAGTTCGAGTATGGTGATATCATCCGTCTTTTGAGAGATGGGGTTGTAGTTGAAGAGAAACAGGTGCAAGGGTTTCATAGAGGGCAACTAAATGCAAGATTATGGGTGTAAAGATGACAACACCAATGGCAGGGATTGATGCTCTGTTTGCTTCCGAAGCAGTAAAGAATGATAAACTTGTTATTCAGGCATTATCCAATCTTGGGGATATGTGCATAGCTGAAGCTAGAGACAGGGCAGAAGAAGACAGTTGGTTCAACCAGACCGGAAATCTGCGAAGTTCTATTGGTTATATCGTTGTCGTCCATGGTCAGGTAGTCAAGAAAACAGGGTTTGAAACTGTATTAAATGGCTTTGAAGGTTCGAAGATTGGCGAAGAACTAGCGGAAGAACTTGCAGGAAAGTATTCAAATGGATATACCTTAATCGTTGTTGCCGGGATGAACTATGCTGAATATGTAGAAGCTAAAAATGGTAAATCTGTTCTTGCATCTGCTGAACTATTGGCTCATTCTGAATTTTATAATGTGATGGAGAAACTTAAAAGCCAATCAGTAAGATGAAATCAGATATTGAAATAAAGGATGATATTTACCAAATAATCAAAGGCTCTGCACTTGAAAAGGCTGTTACTGGAAAGTTGAAAAAAACTAGACGTCCAGCTAATTCCAATAAAGAGGACATTGTAATTTCCATACTTGAAAACGGTAGCGGTCAAGTTCAGGAGGCTTTTGTGAATGTGAATATCTATGTTTCTGATGACGTAAGAGATGGACAGGCCGAAGAGAATTCGTCCCGGCTTCGTCAATTATGTAAATTGGCTACTGAACTTCTTGAAGTGCAACGTGGAGAAGATTACCGCTTTACGCTCGATAAACAAAGGGTAATGGAAGTGAACGGTAAAAACGAACACTTCATCAATAACAAATTATTGTATAAACAAGTAAATGAATAAAGATTATGGCACAATTATCATGGGGTAAACCCTCAATTGAATTTGGCAAGTGTGGGGCTGATGGTGCTGCACCTACCACATGGACCAAACTTCCTTATGATCCGGTGGAGAACTCTACCAAGTTGACACCAACCAAAGGTGAAAAGAAGGAAGCCAAAGTAGAAGGCGGTGAGAATGAAGCCGTGAAGTATGCAAAGAATACCTATGTGTTCGAGTTCGAGGTTCGTGCGGCTCTGGGTCGCTCTAAACCTATCGAAGATGTAGACGGAGTAGTAGCGGAGGAATACGCTTTCCGTCTGACACCGGAGAACCCAGAATGCGAAGGCTTCCTGATTGAACGTTCTACAGTATCAGTTGAAGATACATTCGACACCGCTGAAGGTAAGAAATGGAAGTACACTGCTGATGTCCTGAAACCTAAAACAGGCAATCAGGTTAAACCTTACACTGCGCAACAGTTGCCAGTGGCTCCTAGCTCTCTTGTTTTTGAGAAAGAGGCTGATACTACAGGGAAGGCTATCACCGTAACCACTACAGGAGCTGTTGCTGCTGTATCAAGTGAATCATGGGCGACTGTTGCTGTTGCTTCAAAGACCGTAACAGTTAAAACCTCTGCTAATACAGGTGCTCTTAGAGCTGCGAATATTAGTATCATGGCTGATGGAAAGACTTCCGTTGTCACCGTATATCAAGCAGGAGTATAAAGAAAAGCGGGATGTAACACACCTCATCCCGCATCTGCGGCTTTCGTATAACGGTAGTACATAAGTCTCCCTGACTTGAAGTCTTGGTTCGAATCCAGGAAACCGTTCTAATAAAACGCTACATTATGGAAGATAAAGAAATACTTGAAATGGGTATTGCTGATACAATCATTGAAAAGCCAATAGGTTTTATTGTTGATGAACAGCATTTCTACATATATCCTGTTACATTAGGAAAGACATATATTCTAGCTAGGCTGTTGAAAAGTCTGGAGACTAATGAAAAAGGGTTGGTCAGTAATCCATATATGGAAGCATTACGTTTGTGTACCGGGAAGAAAGATGTTGTCTGCCGCATTTTAGCCTATCATACATTCAATAGAAAAGAAGAACTGTTTGATAATGTCCAGATAGATGATCGGGTGAATTTGTTTGTAGATAAACTGGATTTGGAAGAACTAGTTACACTGTTTACTCTTGTTCTCTCAAGTGATAATACAGAAGAGTATATCAAATACTTCGGAATAGATAAAGAGCGCCAGGAGCGCACAAGAATCGCCTCAGTAAAGAAAGATAATAGTAGTATAACTTTTGGTGGAAGGAGTATCTATGGAACAATGATTGATTTTGCTTGTCAACGTTACGGGTGGACAATGAATCATCTTCTATGGGAGATCAGTTATGCTAATCTTAAAATGCTTATGGCAGATGCTATAACTACCATCTACCTAAGTGAAGAAGAACGAAAACTGCTTGGAAAGAGTGTAGGGGAGGTGATAAATGCGGATGATCCGAGGAACGGAGAGTTAGTGAGGTCGATGTTGAGTGAGTAATATTTAACTTTTAAAATTTAAAGCTGAGTCAGAAAAAGAAAAACTAAATCAGGCTGGGAAATAGCCCGACAAGCGAATAGAATTGCAGAAAGACGTTACGGAAGTGATGCAAGCAACCCCAATAATCTTGTGAATCGGATTCAAGGTCGATATTTGGGAAACTTCAATAGAAGTGGGACAAGTTGGAATAAGCAGGTTTCACGCAACTCTTATATGGGGCTGAATGGTGGGTAAAAATAAAGCCGGAGTTTAATGCTCCGGCTCTATTATTTTATATATTTGCTCTTTGCACCTATCTCTAAATTGATTGATAATTGGAGCTATAGTATCATATTTTTCAAACATCTTTTTTGTATCAGTATCTATCATGTTTTTTCTCTCTTCTATCTTTCTCTGTAATTTTTCTCTTTTTTCTTTTGAGGGATTGTCTGGTTTTATACAATCTATTTCATTATTGATTTTAATTATTTTATAATACTTCAATTGTTTACCTATTTGTATTTCAAGAAAAGTAGATGTGATTTTGTAAAGATATTCATGAATACAGTCATTTTTTATAAGTAGCTTCAATACAATTTCATCTTGTTGCACTTTTTGATATAAAATATTTTGTTTATTAATGTACTCTTCTATTGCTATTGACCTAGTAGTGTCTGGAATATTTAAAACAGATTCAATCCATAGGAATAAACTTTTATTAATTTCAATGATAGCACTACGTTCCATTGATGTTATATCAGTTTGTACATTTGCTAAAATGGTCAATTTACTTTTGAGTTTTTCTGTCTCAGCAATGAACTTACTTTCGACTGATTTGATTTCTTGGGTAATTCCGCCAATATCCTTCTTTGTAGCAATATCTTCCCCTAATTTTTTGAGCATAGCTAATTCTTGTGAATCCTCTTTATCAGCAGTATTCTTCCCTTTCTTTTGAAGATAGGATTTCCCAAATAGTAAGATGTATCCTAAAATTATCTCTCCAATAAGTAGAAGTATATTTATAATTAAAATTCCTGTATTCATAGTATTTATGTTTTAATGTTATTTTGAACGCTCCATGACTGTTTGGCGACACATGCGGGCGTTTGGTAGTTATAGAATTATTTGATTTTGCTTACATCTAATTCTTCTCCTGTTAAAAAGTAGTATTGATTTTGAAGTAAGTGGAGTTCTGGTTTGAATATATTTCTATTATATTCGTTCTCAGCATCATAATCCCATAAGCAAAATTTGCTATCAATAAACTTGAGATAAATGAGTTCTCCATTCACATAAGCATCATCTCCAAAATCATCTTTATTTAATGTAAATCCTAAATCATATAAATGCTTATCTTTTTGAAAATCAATAGTTTCTACTTCGGATAATTCAAGAGTTCTTAGCCCTCCCTTCGCTTTGCCGCACAATTTATATGCCAAATGATTATAGATAGATTCTATTGAGATTATTTCTTTAGTCTTAGTAATCCTAACAAGATTTCCTATTCTTAAGTCTCCAATCTTTACCATCTTCTTATTCCTCCATCTTAAATTTAGTACTTTATTTAATTAACTCAGCTTCTAGTAGATAGCTATTTGGCTTTAGCTTCATTTGATAATATTTTACACTTCTACCTTTCAAAGAGTTTTTTATCAGTTCTTTGTCGGATTCCGACATTCGAAGTCCGAAATAAATGCCAGTGACAGATTCGGGTGATATTTCAAATATGCCAGAGGAATATAAAGTTATTCTAATTTCTTCTTCACGTTCCCATGCCATTGATTTAGTAGCAATTAAGCATTTTACAAATTGTGCATCATTTTCTAAATAATTAGCTATACTTTTTATTGAAAATTCTGGAATCTCATTTTTATATTGAACATTAAAAATGCTGTGCAAGTGGCTTGAAAAAGACTTTTGTAGCTGTTCAAGATCATATTCAATACAAAAACCTTTATGTCCATTAGTATAATATGCCCATAGTAATTCATTAACGACTGTTTTGCTTAAAGAAAATATTCCCAATTTACTTCTTGCTTGAGCTATTATCTTATTGTAGTTATCTTTTGCTATATTTATAGAAAGTCCACTTTTCTCAATGAGGTTAAAAACTTCATACATCTTACTATCATTGACTATAGTCTCGGCTGGATCATTAAGATTCTGTACGGTTGGCGCATATATTTGATTATTGACAAGAGTCAACAAATCTCTATATATATCAGCTCTGTATTTATATAATTTCATAGTATTGAAGCTTGTTGTTAAACTTTATATTTTTTGTTTGGCGACACATGGGGCGTTTGGTGGTTATAAGTGGAAATATGATATTTATCTTGGTCCTAAAAATTTATCTCCATTAAGATGAATCATATGGTCTGGCATATCAGCTAGCCAAACTTCTGTTTCCCATGCTAACTTCTCAGAGAATTTTTTAAATGTTTTAAAATCCAAGAATGCTGTGATAAATATTTTTCCGCAAGTGACATTTTGCGTCATTGTATTGATTTCTAATATTCTTTTAGGATCCATAGGACCAACGGAAGTTACAGATTCTATAAAATAAAGCCAGTTTTTCTCTTTGCTATATAGTACAACATCAGGCATTTTGTCATGTAGAGTAATTTCGAATCCCAAATCCTTTAGTTTTTTCACATCTTTCACTAGATCTTTTTCAATTGTATCTCCAACATATAGACATTCAGAATTAGGAGCAAAACGTGGTGCGAATTCTTCTATTATTGCCTTTTGAAGTTCGTTATGACTACCTGTTGAAAAGGTGAAATTTTTACCATTTATTTCAATAGGCATCTTTGTCATTTCTTTTTTTGAGGTATAAATGTCTATTAATTTTTCATGTTTTGACAAAAAAGAATTTATTAATTTTTCATTAGGAAGGTCTTTTATGACATCTAAGATTTCTTTGGTGAGCCGATAACGGAAATTGGGACTATTGGTTGCTTTTCCATTATCTTCTATTAAAGCAGCCGTACGAAAATGATGAATTGCTTGTTTACGGAAGGTTTCTCTACTATTTTCAGCATATATGACTATATACTTTTCTTTTATAAAGGCAATTATATCATGAATGCGAGTCCATTGATTCGTTGCTTTATTCCATTTGTCACCAGGTGCTATATTGGCCATTGCTAATATAACGTAACAACAGAGATCAGACTGTTGTGCCTTTGGCATTCCCAGCTTTTCCAACATGCTTTTAATTATTTCTATTTTGCCCATTTATGTATTTATTTAGTATGTTATTGCAGTTGCTTTCTGAAAGATTATTGGAAAGTATTAATTCTTTCCCCATGGATTCTATTATATTCATCGTTGGTATCGGTATTACATTTACTTCGGTTGAATTGACTTGAGTAGATCCATTTAATATACGATAATACATATCGTAAATTGAAGAATTGAATAATACAAATAAGCCATATACAGATTCTTCTGATAATAATGATTGTGTGCTTTCTATGAAGTTAATTTTATTCTGTGTACTTATATATTGATACTTAGAATATTTATTTGCTATATATATGCCACATTGTAAACGTCTACTTTCCTCTTTTGAGGTGAACCTTTTTACAAAAAGATAGTTCCTGTTTTCTTGTAAATAACCCTCTCTCTTAGTCTTGATATACTCATTATTTTTCCCTATTGGAAATATTACTCGCCCATCTTGAATATGTTGCGAATAGAATAATGGGTAAGTAAATTCTTCTTCTTTGTCTCTTAAGACTTCTTTGGTTCGAAAGTCAACAATAATACCAGTTTTCATCTTTAAACCTAATGACGGTAAGGTTTCTGGTAAGCTATTGATTATAGATAAAGATTTTATTTCATCTTTATTAGTGGCTAAATATACATACCCATTAGATGGTTTTACAACTATGTTATATGGAACCTCTAACCTTGTAATAGAGGAAAATTCATTAGAAGTACTAGATGTTATTATGACTTTTTCTACTATATTCTTAGTCTTTTTTATTTTTACTATAATTGTTTCTTGTAAGACAGATTCTTTATCAAAAACTTTATTTCGACTTTCAAACAAGTGAATTTGCAATAAGATGCAATTAGCGAATAAATAATTTCTGAATTTTTTAAAATAAGCACCTGATGTCCATGATCTTGGTATGATGTATACCATTTCACATTCTGATCTTAAATTATAAATGCCCATAGCCATAAATAGAAAATATAGATTTGGGGCACCATAACAAACAGAAGGCATTGCTAAAGCCTCTGGAGCTTCTTTGGCTATTTTTAAATAAGGAGGATTTCCTATAATTATGTCATATCTAGATTTTGAATTGTTAGCTTCATTATGCTCAAAATTCTGAGAAAGGATATAATTATCTTCGATAATTTCATATTCCAATCTATCAAACATTTGAGCTTTGATATACTCAAGATTGCTTTTTAAAAGAGGAAGTATGTTTTCATCATTTTCATAACAAGTTAGATATAACTTTGATATATGTTTCATTGGTATTAACCTATCCAATATGGCAGCAGATAATATTCCAGAACCTGCCCCTGCGTCTAAAATCTTCAGTTCAACTTTATTTTCTTGTATATCGAATAGACTAGCCATATACCGAGCTGTTTCTTTACTAGTGAAAAACTGCCCGTATTTTTTTCTTTCGTTTTTAGGAGTATTAATAATAAATGAAATGGTTCTGCTGCAAACAGTATCTATAATTTGATCTTTTTGAGTCATTATAATTTTTCTGCTAATTTCTTAATATCCTCCTTACTATTCACTACATGAGTGTTATCGCCTATACGAATAGCTCCTACTACTTCGTCGGAAGACTTCTCGAAAAGATCTGTAATTTCTACTCCGAGAGCATCCGCTATTTTAGAAAGGGTTTCAATGGTAGGATTGCCTTTTGATAATGTATTAGCTAATGTCGAACGGGCTACCCCCATTTTATCAGCTAATTCCTGTAAGGTGATACCTTGCATTTTACAGTGTTCGGTAATTCTTAGATTCATAATCGTGTACTTTAATTTTATACAAAGGTACGTTTCTTTGTATATTGTACTATTATAATAGTATTAAATAAGGTTAACGTACTAACTAAATAGTGCATTCCTTTTGGATTATACTATTTAAATAGTATGCTTGCATCATCAAAGTACAACAAAGTAGTATAAACGCTAAAACATACAATTATGAAACGCTACAACTTATCCTAAATTATGAAAGACGCTCATAGACTTTATAAGAATGAGTATCAAAGAAAAGGTCGCTCATGGGGCGAATGTTTGCAAGCCGCTTGGCGTTGGGAAAAAGACGCTGTGAAAGTGCGTGCTGAGAAAGAAGCTAAGTTGCAAGCTATGATTGAAGCAAGTTGGCAAGCTCACAACGAGAGAAAGAACCAACCTGCACAACCAGATAACTTAACTTGGTCTGACTGCTACAATGTGAACAGTAGGGGGGGATATGGGTTCTCAGTATTGTGGTGATTAAAACAGAGTATAAACACATAAAAATAGCGGCAATCTTTGACGAATACCGCTAAATACTCTATTTACCCGATTGGAATATTCTTTGCATCCTATTCGGTTACCGCCCTATGAACAACATAAATGGACTTAATGCGAGAGGAAAAACGCTATTTTTACAATTCTCTAAATTTCTTTAATTTAGGAATAATAATATCGTTATAGATTTCAATAGTAATTCTGCCTGATAATCTTAATGTTTCAATCTTTTCAATAGGCATATCGGGAGCGCTGATGGCAGTTGTTATATATTTCAACATGACATTATTTTCTTTAACCGCTATCGGTTTAAATCTTTGTAGAAATTCATTCCAGTTAGGCTTTATATGGTTCATACCATTGTTTATTCCTTTCATTTTCATATATGCAATTGCCTCCGGACATATTATGTCTGAATCACTTGCTTTAGTTTCAATTTCAGATGTTGAGCAAATGAAATTAGGTAAATATTCCGCTGCCTTGTCTTGATATGGTTGTTGCTTAATGGAAAGATCTATAACAGTAAAAGGTGGAGCAACAACCCATACATGTCCTGCATCGAAATTTCCAGAATCCACAGTATAGAAGATTTTTTTTTGAACTTTAGTAGCAACAGGAAAATCGATTGTCAGGCTTCCTTTGGGTATATAATTCCAAAAGCCTTCTTGCTCTAATATTCTACTTAATCCTATTGATATGTCAATACAAGCACCTAATCTACCGTCTTCTATTAATTCTTTGTTTAATATACTCGCGATAAATGGGATTTCTCTTTCAGCTCTTTCTATGTATTCCGGGGCATATTTACTTGTTAGTACATATTCAGCATACTTTTCCAAATACCTGCGATTTTTTTGTTCACAGATTAAAAAATTGGGATCATCATAAAACCCAACTTTTGAAAAGTCAATCCCTGCCGTGGTAAATTCAGTTTCTAATTTATTCATTGGTCTTTTTTGTTTTCTTTGTTATTGTCAGATTTCAGCCCCACTAAACAATTAAATAAATATAAAGGAGGAAATTCCACAATTTTACAAATGATAGTATTACTTGCTATTTTATTGGTTTACAATTTCTCTGCTAAATTTTTCACATCTTCCGCAGACTTCACCTCATGTACGGTATCGCCTACTTTTACGAAGCCTACTATATCTCCAGTGTTGGATTTCTCAAATAGTTCAGTTACCGGAACTCCCAAAGCATCGGCGATTTTTTCTAATGTACCAATTGTAGGGTTTCCTCCTAACATTTTAGAAAGGCTGGCTTGAGCTACACCTATTTTAGATGCTACTTCCGCAAGTGTAAAGCCTTTTTCTTTACATACTTCTTTAACTCTTAATTCCATATATAATATATTATAAGTTATAATTCAAACGCAAATATACATATTATATATTATAATCTAAATTTAGGCTATAAAAAGATATTGTATTATATTTTATTAACCTTAATATCATTGCTAATTATATAATATAGTCTATATTTGCAAGTATAAAAATAGAATATATTATATAACACATAAAATATAAGTAGTATGAGCACAAATTTTAAAAGTCAGATGAAAGAGGTTATGCAAATGGCATGGACTTTTGTTCGTAAAAACGGTTACAGCATGAGTGAAGCATTAAAATGCGCATGGGTTAATTTGAAGCTGAAAACGGCTTTGAAAGTAAAAGTAGTAGAGTTTTACTTTCAAAAGACTAATGGCACGTTACGCCAAGCGTTTGGCACTTTATTAGAAAGCAGAGTACCGGAAACGAAAGGTACAAAGAAAACGGCTGATAACTGCCAAGTGTACTTTGATACAGAGGTAGGCGATTGGCGTTGCTTCAAGAAGTGCAATCTTATTAAAATAGCTTAGTATAAATAAATCAAAGAGGCTTTACAGAAGTTTGGCGACCAAGTAAGCCCCTTTGATAAACCCATTAAAATAACAGATTATGAATGCAAATGTACAATTTTTCAGCAATCCGAAGTTCGGTAACATCCGAACCTTAGAGATTAATAACAAAATGTGGTTTGGTGCAACCGATGTTGCAACGGCTTTAGGGTACTCAAATCCACAAGAAGCAATTAGAAATCACTGTAAATCAGCAGGGGTGAGAGAAATGCGCACCCCTACAAAAGGCGGTATGCAAAATGTAAAGTTTGTCAATGAAGGTAATGTGTACCGTTTGGTAGCCAAAAGTGAACTACCGAAGGCAGAAGAGTTTGAAAGTTGGATATTCGATGAAGTAATACCTTCTGTGATTCATACAGGTGGCTACATTGCCACGAAAGTAGAAGACACGCCCGAAATGATTATGGCGAGAGCCTTGCAAGTGGCGCAAATAACAATTGACAACCATAAACAACGTGTTCGGATTCTCGAATCAGAGAACCAACTACAAAGCGAGCAGTTGAAGCTAGCCGCCCCGAAGATTCAATATGTCGATAACGTCTTGCGATCCGTGAACACCTACACCGCCACACAGCTAGCCAAAGAACTAGGCTTCACTTCTGGCGAAGCACTCAACAAGAAGCTCAAAGAAATGAGAGTACAGTACAAACAGTCCGGTCAATGGCTGCTATACACCGATTACAGCGGTAAAGGCTATACAAAGACCAAAACAGAGAGTTTTACCCGTAATGATGGCAGTATAGGCACTAACACATATACTGTCTGGACTGAGGTTGGCAGAGCTTTTCTTCATTCTCTATTCAAAGTATTATGTTAGAGACTATAATACTATTTGGCAGCCTGTATATAGGTTACAGGCTGTTCAGACCCGGTGAGAGATTTTTCTATTAAATATAGATAGAAATGAATAAATAACTCAAAATATAAAAGTTATGGCAACAATAGAACTAAGAGAAAGCGATAAAAGAAGAGCTGTGAATCTCAATCGCAAAAACGGTTACGGTTTGGATGATGTACAGATGATGCGTTTAATCAATGCTCATCAAAAAGGTGATGCTTACAAACGTGCTTTAGTAGAGTTTCGTTTGACTGATATAAACTTTCATCGTGAAGTTGAATTGCTTATCAATGGCAAGTATGATGAACTGAAAGAACAGGTAAAACAGTGGTAATTTTAAAAAAGAAGTAACTATGATACTAATAGCTGAAAATCAAGAAGTAAAGGTGTACCAACACAATACTGTTGGCGGTCGGATTAGCGTATATCAGTTCAGAAACGGTGAATTGACTTTTGGTGCTGAAAAAACATCAATACTGAATAGATTTGAGAAAACTCATGTATATGAGACGATTTGTAGAATACTAACCTGTAATAATTGACCTTGCACCATTATTCAGAAGGCAGTCTTAGCACGACCATTGAAGGCTGCCTTTTACTTTACGACAACGCTTTCATTGTCGTGTATGAGGTGAGAGAAAATTCTTCTTTCGTTTGGATATGAAATAAATTTGCGGAAAGGAAAATAAAGATGTTCTTCGTGGTGGTTGAGCATGATAAAATATTAAAGGCGTTAGATTTAGTCCGTAAACCACCACATTAGACGGATTATTTCTTTCGCCTTTCTCTTTTATATGATTCTAAGCGTAGATAAGTATTCAAGAGGGTTCAGCAAGTCGGTAAGGCGTGAAAGGGTTCGAATCCCTGCTTGCTACAAATTCAGTCAAAAAAAATCTTCAATAGTGGAATTGACTGAACCGCTATTGAAGATAGTTATTAACATTAATACTATATAGAAGTATGAATGTATCTAATTACAGTAGCAAAGGTAGCGAAAATTATCCTACCAGCAATAGTGTGAATGCATCAAATGTAAATCACATAAGTGAAATCAAAGCGTATAATCACCCGTTATTCGGAAATGTACGTATGTTTGTAGATGATGGCAAGCCGTGGTTTTGTGCAACTGACATTGCGACTTCGCTTGGGTATTTAAATCCCCAAAAAGCAATCAAAGATCATTGTAAATCAGCCGGGGTAACGATTCGTTCAGTAGGGGTACAGACAGGCATAAAAGGTGATGGTACTCCAGCAATACAATACTTTGATATGAGATTTATCAGTGAAGGCAATATTTATCGTCTAATTGCGAAAAGCCAATTACCCAAAGCCGAAGAATTTGAAAGTTGGATATTTGATGATCTTGTACCTACTGTTATTAATACCGGCAGTTATTCTCTCCAGGTTCCCCAATCTTTCAGTGAAGCTCTCATGCTTGCAGCGCAACAGCAAATGAGAATAGAAGAGCAGCAAAAACAACTTGTACAGAAGGATGAAGTTATAGCAGATAAGGACGCTCAAATAGTTGAGCTTGAAAAAGAGTCTGAGTACACGAGGGTGATCCTTCAGAGTAAGTCTACTGTATTGGTGACTCAGATAGCACAAGACTATGGAATGACCGCAAGGAGATTTAATGCCTTACTCCGTGATTTGGGAATACAACACAAGGTTCGTAATCAATGGATATTATATGGGAAGTATATTAATAATGGCTATGTGCACAGTGCCACTCATAACTTCACCCATACGAATGGAAATCCAGATGTGAGTCTTAACACAGAATGGACGCAGAAAGGGCGTTTATTCTTGTATGAAGAACTTAAGAAGAATGATGTGTTACCATTGATCGAACAGTAAAAGATGGATGAAATCAATGTAAATGACATTCCGGATGCAGTATTACTGAAATATTGCATCCGTGACTACAAGCGTGAGAAGCAATTAAGAGAGCAATATGAAGTTGATCTAGTGAGTTTGAAACGTTCTCTTAATGTTATGACAGATATGTGTGAATTGATAACGCAGCCGACAAATAAAATGATATCTGAATTGGCGAATAAGAAAACCGATAGTTACAAAGCTGAAAATTCGAGATTAAATAAGTCGATGGCTGAACTTAAGACAGAAAATGCTAACTTAGCGTCTATAAACAGAGAGTTAATGAAAAGAATCGAATTACTAGAAAAAATGATAAACTGAAGTATGGCAAAAGAATATTTTTATGATTTGTTTTCTCGTATAAAGGATGGCAGCCGTCTTGCTGACTTGTTTAATCAAGTTATGCATAAACTGGATATTGTTAGAATAGTGTCTGCTCCATCTACATTTGAAATGGTGAACAAAGACGAACAATGTGTCGAGTTATTCTATGAAAGTTGTCTTTGGGAACTGTATTTTCATGGAGTTGTTGATAAACTGAATCGTTGGGTGAAAGTTCTTAATGAATATGAATCAGAATTTGGTTCGAACTGGAAGTACTATGCTTCTTCAAAACGTCTTGAATCAATTAAAGAATATGGCGGAGATGATAAAGATTATGATACCGAAGGTAATATTCGGACTCTGAACTTGTCAAATGAAGATTTGGAGTGTTATTCGATTCTTACAGACTTGGTACAGGATGACTGGAGAGATATTGTACAAGAAACCAAAGCAGAGCATCTTTCTGGATTATGTGCTTCATTACAGACGCAAGCTAAAATCTCTATAACAGATGTTTTAAAGAATATATCAGGGCAGGAAATTCCGATGTATAAAGAAGATGAAGATGGTAATATGTTTAAAATGACTTTTGTGGATCGGGCACTATCAAAGGCATCTGATGGATCACGAGCTGATGATCTTTCTACTATGGTTTTATTCGTTTGTCATAGCATTCAGTTTCTCATAGAAAAGGTCAGGAAACTAGAGAAGTTCTGCGACAATAAAGAACAGCTTATTTCAGTACGTAATGATGTTGAATGCTTACTGAATCTTGATTTCAGAAAAATGGATTATTATAAACAGTTGTATTTATAAAACATATAAAATGCGCACCTCGTTAAGTCGGGGTGCGCATTATTCTTTCTCAAGCACGGTGTTCTATGTTGAAACAGATGTTGTTAAGCGTAAAAAGGTGAGCGAATCACATCGCTAATTTAGTGAAAAAGAACTCTTATCGTAAAAACCTGTTTCTAAGCCGTAAGGTACATCATCCCCTCTTATCTGTAGTTGATCTCCGCCAGTTCCGTAGTCGGTTGTTTTATCATATCCCCAATGAACCATAGCTATATAAAGAGTATAATATTTATTTGTACTTGACAGGTTTTCGGTGAGTTTTAGATCATTATCATTAACGGAATATTTCACAGATCTTCTACTCGTAAATTTTCCATTTTTATATTCATGGAAGCCCATTGTACCATTAGAGAAAACTAAGTAATATGTTGAATATCCTTTTACCATCACATACGTAGCAGTTCCGGACTCCAGCTCACTTGAGGTTATTGTCTTTTCATAAAATTCATCTTTTTCCTCATCTTTTCCGCAGCTTAACATAATAAGTGCAGTAATCATTAAAAATAAAATCTTTTTCATGTTTAGTGTTTTAATTTATTATTTCACAAAACTACTCAAAAACTTAATACTTCCAATTTATTTCACGACAATCTTTCCATTGTCGTATATCAAATTCTCAAAAACATCTATTTCACCCTAAATCCCTCTACCTTTAGATTTATTTTTTCACAGTGCAGATTGCGGTAATTCAGACTTTCAAATATTCTTTGAACAATAGTTTTAAGGATACTTTTATCAAATCTTTCACAATAGACTTTTAGTGAAGTATTACAGATTGAAAGCTATTCTATAAGACTTTTGAAAAGCTAATTTTGAAGATGAAAATAGGAAATAACGAACAATCGGCTTATTGTTGTGAATCCGAAAGGAAGAAATTCTTTAGTCAGTTGGTTGTGTGGTAATTTTGAGTAGAAATTTTTTTAATAATAAATATATGGCTGGACTTCATTTTGATGCAACGCTCGAAAACTCTGGTTTCATTCAGAAATTGGAAGAAATCAAGAAAGGTATAAAAGATACTTCAAGACTTATTGAGGAAGAAGGAAAGCGCATTGACTCCATAAATCAGAGGTTTGAATCTTTTGATGAAGAGGTGCTAAAAATGTGTGGTAACCTCAATAAGTATTTTGATGGTCTTTTGAGTAAAGTGGAGTCAATGGCTTCTATGCTTCAAGTCGGGAAGGTTGAACTAAGTGCTCCAACTATCAAATCTGATGGTACTTCTACTCAACAATTGGAGGAATTACGATCTCGTAATGCTGAACTTACAGCAGAATTAGAGAAGCAGAGAGTAGAGATTAAGCAGCAACAGGAAGAGTGGAATAAACTAGCTACTGCCATCAAGTCAAACAATTTAAGTGTAGTAGAACAATATAAACAGGCTACAGCATCTTCAACCAATGCTGTTAAAGATGCAAAATTAGAATTGAAAGGATTGTCTAAAGAATTGGATGATAACCTTAAATACTATGATAAACTTGCGGTTCAGGCAGCAGCGTATAAAGAAGAACTTATAAAATTACAAGATGCTCAAGCGAAAGGAATTGCCAGAGTGGTGACTGGAGCTAATGGCACTTCTATGCCTGTAAATGATGAAATTGATAGATTAAAAAACAGTTTAAGTGAAGTAAGAGAGAATCAGAAAGGTGTTTCACAGGAAATCACAGCACAGAGGCAGCGCCAGGTGGAATTAAATACTGTAATTGAACAAGGTAATGAGAAGCATGTCCGTACTCGTACTTTAATTATGGATGCACGTGAGCAGATGATTCAAATGCGTACTGCTGGGTTGCAAAATACGATACAGTACCAACAAGCAGGAGAGGAGTTAGGAAAGATGCGTTTGCAAATGAAGCTTGTAAATGCGGAAATGGAATTTCTTGCTAATCCTAATAAAGGTCTTGCCACGCTCAAAGCCGGTTTATCTGGTGCTGCTACATCTGCTAGTTTAGTTGTAGGGATTATGGGATTGTTTAATGATAAGAGCGAGAAAATGGCTGAGTTACAGACTAAGATTCAGTCATTGATGGCGGTAGTCGTCGGATTGGAAGGCACTTATGGGATGCTCAAAAAATCCAATACCATGATGCTTGCGATTGAAAATGTTCGGCGTAAGGCTATAATTGCTTCTATGGCATTAGAGACAAAAGCAAAGACTACCAATATTGCATTAACGTGGTCTGAAGTCGCAGCGCAAAAGGCTTTAAATATTGTTGCTAAAGCTAATCCGTATGTTTTATTGGCTACAGCTATTCTGACTGTTGTTGGAGGTGTTTGGTTGCTTGTTGAAGCAAATAGAGACGCAAGGAAGGAAATAGCAGAGTTTAATAAATCTGTTGCTGAAAGTGCTGCAACTCCAATAGCTAAAGTTGAAGAATTATCAATGAAGTGGAATAGACTTGGTAATGATTTAGATGCAAAAAAGAAATTTGTAGATGATAACAAAAAAGCTTTTAATGAGTTAGGACTTGCAATCCTTGATGTGGTAGATGCGGAGAATCTTCTGAATAGCAATAAAGATTCCTTTATCAGTGCGATGATTGAGAAGGCTAAGGCAGCGCAATATATAAAACAGCAGGAAAAAAATATCGCAAAATTAATACTGGCAGAACAAAATATAGAATCAAAAAAGAATGCTAAATATGAAGATTCGTACTACTCCAATGGTGAATCCATCTCTGCGGAATCTAAAAGAAAGGCAGCAGTTGCTTCAGCAGAGAAACAATACGATGAGATCGCAAAGAAGATAAAAGAAGGATATACACTGGCTGCAAATGCGGAAGAGGAGGGTGGGAAAAAACTGAAAAATGCAAGAATTAAGAGTGCTGATGATGCGGAGAATTTAGTAGATGATTATACCTATAAAATGATGACAGGAATGGATAGGGGAAAAGGGAATTTTGAATCATTTGCCGCATCAATCTCCAATGGGTATAAATCTTTACTAGATACAATGAAGAATGAAACTATGACATTCTCTGAAAAAATAGGAAATTTCTTTGGCTCTCTTTTTAGTCTTGAAGGAAATGATAATAGTGTATCAACAATCGGAGAACGTGTAACACAACTTCGAACAGACTACTTCAATGCCCAAAATAAATTGAAAGATTTAAGGAAGCCCAGTTCAAAAGCAAATCAAAAAGAGATTGATATCGCCCAAAAGGAAGCTGATAAGATCGCGAATATATATAAGAATTTAACAGGCAAATCAATAGATGATAAATCAGCCCAAAATAAAGCAGAAAAGCTCCGTGAGCAGCAAGAAAAATATGCTACTTTGATGAATAAGCAAGCTTTAGAACAGAAACGCTCTGCTGAAGACCTTCAAACCCAGACCGATCAAGCCCGTATTAATGCAATGCGTGAAGGCAATGCCAGAACAATTGCCCAAATGAAGTTTAATCATCAGAAAGAGATGCGGCAGCTAGAACGGCAACAGGAAGATGTTTTACGTAAGAAATTAGAGAATACTAAATCTGCTTTTGAAGCTAATCCGTCAAATAAGGGAAAATCTTTTAGCAAGGTCTACGAAGAAGCAGTAAACACTCAAAAAACTGGTGATGAAATGGTTTCTTTGTTTGGTGGGGGAAATGTAGACCTTCTCGCTCGTCCAATGATAGATGCTGCAAAGCTAGTTGAGAAAGGATGGAAAGATGCAGGAGACGGTATTGCTACTGTGTTTAGTTCCGCTTATGAGGTTGAACAAGACGGAAAGAATGTTTCAATACAAGTGACTCCTATATTACCAGATGGAACAGTAATGAGTCAGAATGAGCTTGAATCATATATAGATATTCAACTTAATGGAGCCAAAGATGTACTTGAAGCTGATAATAAAGGGATAGTCATACATGTTGATACAGATGTTAGTCCAGAGAAAGCAGAAGCATTCGGACAGAAACTACATGAATATCAGGAAAAATATTATGATGGAGTTTCGGGACTTTCAAAGAAAGGGCTTAATCTTGGGGATTTTTCTCTTTCTAAGTCTCAAAAGGATTCTTATTCTCAACAAAAGGGATATCTTAATATTCAACATAAAAATGAGACTAAAGAGTATTACGATAATATTCTAAAAGAGTATCAGGACTACACCGGCAAGCGTCTAGCCATCGAAAAGAAGTATAACGATGATATAGCAGTACTTGATGAACAAAGAAAGATCGCCGTACAGAATGGCGATACCAAGCAGGTAGAACAGATTGACCGTGCCAAAGCTCAAGCTACTGCTAATAAAGGCAAAGAATTAATGGGCTTGGACTATGATAAGCTGAAAGAATCTCCTGAATACGTTCGCGCATTTGAGAATCTGAAAGAAACGTCTTCTGAAACATTGAATTCTCTTCTTAATCAGCTAGAGAATGCGAAGAGTACGGCATCTAAAGTTTTATCTCCTGATCAGCTACGGGAATACACTACCACTATTCAAGAGATCATGGATGAGTTGGATTCTCGTAATCCGTTTCAATCTCTCGCAGATAAAAAACAGGAATTAGCTTTAGCGGAACAAGAACTAGCTAATGCCCAAATAGAGCTAGAAAATGCCCGTCAGACAGTAGAGTCTGTTAAGGGCGGAGCGCAGATTGAGAACGGTGTCAAGTCCTCAAAATTCAATACAAAGACCGGTAAGATAGACTCCACAAAAGCTTATCTTACTGAAGCTCAAGCGTTGGATAAAGTAAAAGAGAAGACAGATAAATATAATAAAGCAAAGGATGATGTAGTAAAGATTGATGCAAAAGTAAAGAAGGCCGAGAAAGATGTTAAGAGTCAGATAGATGAACTTTTTAATGCAATGAATGATCTTGGCCAATCCATCGGTGGTCAATCAGGTGAAATCATATCCCTAATCAGTGATATCGGAAGTTTCACCATGTTTGCCATGGAAGGTGTTAAAGCGGCCGCCGACACCTCTGCTAACGCTATTAGTACAGTTGAAAAAGCATCTGTTATTTTGGCGATTATTAGTGCTGCTGTTCAGGTTGCAACTAAAATTGCTAAATTATTTAAAGGTGAGAGCGATGAAGAAAAGCGAAAGAAACAAATTGATTTTTATAATCAGATTATCGCTATTTATGATAAGATTATTGAAAAACAGAAAGAAAGTATAAAGTTTGGTTATGGATTTTCTTCAATACAAGCTGCAAAAAAGGCAATGGAAGATCTTAATTCACAGACTGAACAGTATCGTAAAATATCTAGTACCTCCTCGAAGCTGTTAGTCGGAGAAAAGGCTATGCAATATAAAAAAGCTATGAAAGAGCTTGGCATAGATGTAAAACAGCAAATATTGGGGGTGTCTTTAACTAATGAATTATCTCAGCTATCTTCTAAACAATTAGAATATGTTCGTAATAACTATAAAGAGCTCTGGGCCTCATTAAATGATGAACAACAAGATGCCTTACAAGCAATTATAGACGCTGAAAAAGAGAGCAAAGAAATAGTTGATGCATGGAAAGAAGCTATCACAGGTGTGTCATATGATAGTTTTTATTCTGAATTCATAGACACCCTTTCTGACATGGACTCTTCCGCTGAGGATATGGCAAATAATTTTGGAGATTATCTAAGAAAATCTATACTTGCTGCCATGGTTGCGAAAGAGTTTCAATCTGACATTGATAATCTCTACGAAATGTGGGTTGCCGCTGGTGATGAGAAATCAGATAAAGGAATAGAGATAAGCGAAGATGAAGCTCGGAAAATTAAGGAAGAGCAAAAGAGAATAGCAGAGGCAATGACAAAGAGACGTGAAGAGATGGATAAGACTTATGGGTTTGACTCTACTTCTTCTCAAGATTCAACTAAAGGTGCTTTTGAATCAATATCTCAAGATACAGGAAATGAGCTTAATGGAAGGTTCACAGCATTTCAAGAGTCGAATGAAAGTATAAGAAACTCAATGTTATCTATGCTAACGTCGGTAAATCTTATGTCATCGTCCGTTGTTGCCAATGGTGTAACCCTTCTGGAGATTCGAAATCTGGCTATTAGTTCCAATAGTTATCTTGAAGACATTGCCGGATATCAGAAGAAGATACTTACTGACTTTGGACGTAGGCTTGAGAGTATTGACACTAACATAAAGAAAGCAATATGATAGGAGAATTATTCATAAACAATCAGGATGCTTACTTGAATTGGGGTATAAGCATGGATGACACTTCATTATCTACTTTAATGACTCCAGCAGCCAATAAACAGATGATAGAGAATAAGTCAAGACTAGAGCATGGGAAACGTGTTGATACATCTAACATTAAACTGGATGAACGGACTATGACGATTCAAATCAATCTTACGGCTTCTGATAAAGCAGAATTCTTTAAAAGATATGATAGTTTTTGCAAAGAATTAGCAAATGGAAAACTTGATATAAAAACACGGCATCAACCCGATGTTGTGTATCGGACAATTTATCAGTCATGTAGCCAATTTAGTCAGTTTATGTATGGTATTGCAAAGTTCTCATTAAAGCTGGTAGAATATAACCCTGCTAATAGAAACTTATGATAGTAGATATAAAAGAAATATCAGGAAATATACGTTTCTCTACTCCAATTAACGAAGGGTGCAAGAGAAAATTTATGTTGATGAAAGAAGACTACATCACTTTGAAGTTTTCTGTTACTAAGCCTATACTTTTCAAATTAGGGGATGGCATAGATAATGAGCTTGGAATGTTTGAACTTGTGGACCCATACAAGCCAATATACAATGAAAGTAATGGAGGGTATGACTATGAGCTTCGCCTAGATGCCTATTACTGGAAATGGAAGAATAAGACATTTAAGTTCACTCCCGAAACGGGAGGAAAAGAAGCATCATGGAACCTCACGGCTTCACTTGATGTTCAGTTGAGTGTGGTTATACGAAACTTGAATGCACTTGGATATAAATACCGGGAGTCAGCTTTTGATTTTTCTATTGATTCTACTGTTGAAAATGCGGCCAAGTCAATGTCTTATAGTGATGTAAACTTGATTGATGCTCTTTCCCAAATGGCTGAAAGCTGGGAGTGTGAATGGTGGATAACGGATAATATAATCAACTTTGGGCGATGTGAGTATAACGAAAAATATCCGGTAGACTTGGAACTAGGCAAGAATGTTGATTCTATGATAAGGAGTGACAGCCAATCCGGATTCGCTACTCGTGTATATGCATTTGGTTCTACAAGGAATATCCCCACTAACTACCGGCCCGTTGATGAAAGTGTAGTCGTTAATGGGATAGTACAAAAGCGTCTTATGTTGCCTGTCGGAATTCCATATATTGATGCTTATCCTGATATGACTACTGAAGAAGCCGTCGAAGACATAGTGGTATTCGAAGATGTTTACCCTCGTAGAATAGGTACAGTATCCGATATTACTACTCATGAATACACAGACAAGATAGAAGAGGAAGGAAAGCCGACAAAATACGAGAAGTGGAATGCGTATCGATTCAGAGATACTGGAATAACTTTCTCCGAAGATTATGTGTTGCCTGGTGTTGAATTAAAGTTAGTATTTCAGTCAGGGGTATTAAACGGAATGGAGTTTGCCGTATGGTTTAATCCTGACAAATTACCAGAAAAGAACGCTGATGGAACTTGGAACCCTGAAGCGCAGGTCTTTGAAGTTGTACGCAATGAAGACTACGGTCGTCCTTTGCCTGATGCTGTTCTTTTCCCGCAAGATGAACATCTGGAGGGAGATGTGTTAGTCTCATCTGACACATACATCCTTTTTGGTTTTGACACTAAGTTCGTATCAGACGCCATGATTCCCTCCGCAGAATTGGAGCTAAAAGAAAAAGCTGAAAAATACATAGAGAAGTCAAAGATTGATCCATCTACTTACACCTGCAAAATTCGTTTTGACAGTATAATGAATGCAAATGGTACTCTCCGGCTGTTTGAAGCGGGTGATAGAGTGAATCTTATCAACGGTGCATATTTTGAAACTGGTAATCGGCAATCTCGTATCATTGGGTTTGAATACAACCTTGACATTCCATACGATTCTCCTTTATATACTATCGGAGAGAAGGCTTCATATTCACGTATAAGTGATCTTGAAGAAAAGGTTGCAGCTCTGACATATAAAGGACAAACTTATGTTAGTTCCGGAGGAAATGGTGTTTATGTCATAGGAGTAAATGATAAGACATTACCTTCAGATAGAAATACTTTTTCAGCAAAGAGGATTCTTAATGAGATTACCGAGCGTGCGATAAGTAAGACTGAGGATGACAAAGCTGCTGGGCTTATAACCTTTTTGAAAGGTATTGTTTCTAAAGAGTTAATTGAAGCTAATAACGGCTTGGTTGTTCGTAAGACAGAAGTTGTAGAACCTATGCGGATGTCTTTATTATCGG